AATTAGAAATATACATTTTTGGATTTCGTGTATACCATTTTTCTTTTGTAACGCATTGAGTTGGTGCAACAGGTAATCCCTTATTTGCAAGATATTTATAATATACACATTTATTATTAATAAATTTTTGATACTGGTATGGAGGATATACATTATTACTATTTTGAAGTGCAAGTTTAAATTTATTAAAATTATCTTTCTTTGTTAAATGAAATGCTTCTAAAAGATCATAAATTATAATAAATACAAGATCATTCTTTTTAAAACGACGTGTCGATATTTCATCAGGAGTTATATAATCAATCTTAATATCTGGAAACTTACTTTCTATATATAAACCAATTCCAAGATCTGCTGGAACGTATATTTTATCTTTTTTTTTAACAACTAAATTTTTATATTTTACTTCATCTGCTATTTTTAACCAAGGTTTACTATCAATTGGTATTAATTCATCTTTCTTTTTTTCTGCATTTTTATAATTTAAAACTATTCCAATATTCATTCTTTATTAAGAACAATTATTTTTTTTAATTTTAAAAAGAAATTACTTTTAACAACTTTAGTTCGTAAGAATCATTTCATTAAAATAAAGACTATTTTTAGTTTAAAGATATATGGATAATATAAGTTTAATTATTATATTACGAGCATTATTTATTTTTAGTTTAATAAATGCAGGTTGGACTGTAAAACAATGTAGAGGAAATAAAAATACATATCAAATGTACAAAAGTATTAAAAAAGAAAGGTAAAAGTTTAATTAAAGAAATAAAAATAATTCTATTAATAAAAAGAAACAAACGTTTTAATGGGTGGAGGATTAGTTCAACTTGCTGCTTATGGTGCGCAGGATGTATACCTTACTTCAAATCCACAAATAACCTTTTTTAAATCTGTATATCATAGATACACAAATTTTTCAATGGAATCGATTGTACAATTAATTGATGGAAATATTAATTTTGGAGGTAATATTACCATTGTTGTTGCAAGAAATGGAGATCTTTTAGGTGATATTCTTATTCAATGTAGTTTACCTAACCCAACAACTTATATATCAGGAACTTATGATTATCTTGGATACATTCAAGGTGTTGGAAATTATCTTATTAAAAGTGTTGCTATTGAAATTGGTGGACAACAAATGGATGAACAATATGGTCAATGGATGGATATCTGGTCTGAACTTAATTTATCTGGATCACAATTAGAAGGTTATGGAACAATGGTTGGAAAAAATTATTCCATGGCAAATTGGCAACCTTATGATGTTACTGTTGAACCTGGATCTATGTTACAAATTCCTCTACAATTTTGGTTTTGTCGCAATCCTGGTTTAGCAATTCCTCTTATTGCATTACAGTTTCATGATGTTAAACTTAAAATAACTTTTGAAACATTTCAAAACCTTGTTGTAGCAGTAAATAATGGTGCTTATGTTGCACCTAGTTATAATGGTGTAAGTCCTCAATTAAATTCAAATAATACTTTTAGAATATGGAATAATTATTTTTTCTTAGATACTACAGAACGTAGAAAATTTGCACAAAATCCACATGAATATCTTATAGAACAAATACAGTCACAAGCAGGTAATGTACAATCATTGACTCAAGATAATTATATTCGAATTAATTTAAATCACCCAACAAAAGAAATTGTATGGGTTTTTAATAGAAATGGAACAAATGCTCAAGCAAATGATTTTTCTATAGGAACAAATATTATTCCCAATGGAACACCTTCACAATTTGCACCAATGTATAACTTCAAACTTATTTTAAATGGAACTGATCGTTTTAAGGAACGTCCAGGAGAATACTTTAGACTTACTCAAAATTATACACATCATTCAAGAGTTCCTGGTAATTATATTTATACTTATTCTTTTGCACTTCGCCCTGAAGAACATCAACCCTCAGGAACATGTAATTTTTCAAGAATTGATTCAGCACAATTTTGGTTTTATTTAAGAAATCGAACAACAAGTCCTGGAAATGGGGACTCTTTACCTTTACAAGATTATACAGAACTCCCAAGTTATAATTTGTACTGTCCATGTTATAATGTACTTCGTATTATGGGTGGTATGGGAGGTCTTGCTTATAGTAATTAAAGTTTATTAAAACTTTAAGGAATTACAAAAAATTTAAAAATTAATTTAATTTAATTTAATTTAATTTCGGAATTTTTCAAAAAATTAAAATATTTTTAAAGAGTACGAATTCACTAAAACTTACTAAAAATGGGAGGAGGACTTATGCAACTTGTCGCTTACGGTGCCCAGGATATCTACCTCACTGGTCAACCACAAATCACTTTCTTCAAGTCCGTTTATCGGCGCCACACAAACTTTGCCGTTGAGTCTATTCAACAGACCATCAACGGTTCCGTTGCTGCTGGTTCTCGCGTAAGCGTTACCATTTCTCGTAATGGAGATCTTCTCAAGTGCCTCTGGATTCAGTACAACCCTGCTGCCCTAGTCACTGCCAACTGCACTGCTCTTGCTTCTGATATTTCCCACGCTCTCCTCCAAATCCTTGAAATCGAAATTGGAGGTCAACTTATCGATCGTCAATACGGTACATGGCTCACAGTCTGGCGCGATCTTACTGAGTGCAACCCCACTGGTGCCCAGGGAGAACTCAATGCATCTGGTGCTGAACCTGCTGTCAACGGTGGTCAAGGTAACATCACAGATGGTAACCCTTCCACTCGTTACCAGCGTATGTCCTACACTCACCAGGGAGGTCTTGCCGTTACAAACACAACTGCTGGTCCTTCCGAGGCATATATTCCCATGCGTTTCTGGTTCTGCCGGAACCCTGGTCTTGCCATTCCTCTCATTGCTCTCCAGTACCACGAAGTTAAGTTCAACATCCAGTTCAACCAGACATCTTCTTGGTGCTTCTCTGCTGGAAGCAATGCCACAACCGGTCTTGCAACCAGCTGCAACCTTGCCGTATATGCCGACTATGTCTACCTTGACACAACTGAACGTCGCCAGTTCGCCCAGAATGCCCACGAATACCTTATTGATCAACTCCAAACTCAACAAGAAGCATCTTCTGGAACATCCACCACCAACACCATCCGCCTTAACTTCAACCACCCTGTTAAGGAACTCATCTGGGTTGGTGCACCCAATGCCCTCGTTGCCCCTGGATCATCCTTCGACAACGTTGCCGGTGCTGCTACACCTTCTTCCATCCTTGGATCTACCAGTGCATACACTGGTGCAACCACCCCACTCCAGTGCAAGATCATCCTTAACGGTACCGATCGGTTCACCCAACGGAATCTTAAGTACTTCACACGTAACCAGATCTGGGATACCCACACTGGTTTCGGTGCTACAGGTGTTCCTGATTCAATTGCTGTTTACTCATTCGCTCTCCGCCCTGAGGAACATCAACCATCTGGAACATGCAACTTCTCTCGTATTGACACTGCCCAGTTATACTTCACTGGTGATGTAGTCAATGCTCTTTACATCTATGCCGTTAACTACAACGTTCTCCGCATTATGTCTGGTATGGGCGGTCTTGCATACTCCAATTAAACGTAGTTTATTTGCATGTCCAATTAAACATTGTTTTATTTGTTTATTTTTAGAAAAAATTAAAAAAATAATTTCATGTAATCTATTTGTAAAATCCAAGGTATATTTGTTTTTTTGCCTCCCATTTTAAACAAACAATAAAAAATAAAATGATCTTTTAGTAAAGATCTATGACGAATAGATTAAAGTAATAAGAAAATAAAATAAACTTATCTTAATATCATAATTTATGGTATAAAAACAAGTTTAAATATCATTTTTAATTTAAATTTAATTAAAAGTTAATTTTAAATTAAAGTTAATTAAATTAAAAAAAAAATAATTTCTAAGAATATACTAAATAAATGAATATTCCTTTTGTTACCGGTAATCCAATTTACATCCTTATCGGATTTATAGTATTTCATTTCCTGATTGCCAAACCACTTCTTAAATTCGATCTTATTAAATCTGTGCTTGTGTTCGTAGTTCTCTACGTTCTATATTCAAAGTTTGGAAAGGATCTTTTCAAACGATCAAGTTTTGGTAAGCGAAGACATTAAATAATAAAATGTTAAAAAATTGTTTTAAATAAAATTTAATTTAATTTAATTTAAATCAATTTAACTAAGCAACTCTATATTTTTTATAAACTTCTTTAAGTTTATCTTTAGAACCATTTGCCATTATACTTTCACGATAATATGGAAATGGTATAGTTTCTAAATTTACTCCCTTTTTTAATCGTGAATATTTTTTTAAATATTGGTCAAAATCACATGATTCATAATGTTTTACTACAATATTTAATTTTACTTCAGTACCCTTACTTTTAAATCTATGTGGTCCATTACAACTTACATCAGATCTTATTCTACCACCTCCTTTTCCATTTACATAACTAACACAATTTGATCCTGAGTCTCCACAATCTTTATAATATTTTGCTTTAAAGCATGAATCAGATGCACCAGGTATACCATCATATACTGCTTCTATATTTTGCATCCAAAATGTTCCAACTGATTCTGGTAAACTTGTAATTTCATTTATATCACCTGATAATATTTCATCACAATCAATATGGATTAACCAATCAATATTGTCTTGTTTACACATATTAAGAACTTTATCAACTGTTTCTATTTGGCGAGTTTGTAAACTAAGATATTGATTTTTATCTTTATTAGAAGATGCTACCATTAATGTTACATCTGGTTGTGATTTAAGATAATCTATTAATTCTGGAGTATCTTCTAAACGGATATAAAAATGAGAAATTCCAAAAGAG